GCCATGAAAGATAAACACTTAAAAGATAAAGCAATTGAGATCTGGAGAACATTCACGGCGCAGGAAAAGCGCCTGGTCCGCGGGTTGTGTATGTTCCCAGCTGTTAAAATGGAATCCATGCCGGCGGACCCGCATGAGCATCACCAAGTGATCTGTTTCATGCTTGATCTGTCGAAGCAGGATAAAGAAGCCGCCTAACCCCTCCCCGCCGCGAAAGTAAAACTTATTGCCGTAAGGCAAGTTTTACTTTCGCTTCCCCAGTTCAATCACTTCCCAGCCAACAGCCGCATACCCGGCAATATCGCACCAGGAATCGAACTTGCTGCGATCCTCCGCGAGTCTTCCAATCTTGAGCAGCACCCCGATAACTGCAATATCTTCCGGGGCCAGATCCACGCCTCTACGCTCGCCCAGGTAAGCTTTAACCAGATCCACTGTTCTCTGGAAGTTAATTTGCGGATCCCCGTAATCCTGGTTTCGATCGCGGCTGACCAGCTGCTCCGCCTGGTGCAGCAGCTCCAGCCTTGGCAGTGGTGCTGGTTCCGTTTCCTCGCTTGGCGGAGGAACGACTTCCAGGTTGATTTTAGGATCCGTTTCATCGTATCGGAGCGGAGGCCAGTTGTCGTTGAATTCTGGTTCCGTTTGGCAGTCTTGTTTATTAGAAGGGTATGTTGTCATTTTCTGGTTCCGTTTCGTTTTTGTTGGAGTTGAGGTTTTGGTGATCGGTTAGCTCACTTGCTGGGAACTCTTTCTTCAGGTGAAAGATCACCTGGTTCCCAGGTTGCTGGCTGTACCAATCGATGATGTGACAAACTTCGTCCAGGGTCCAGGCGATGGATGCCTGGTCCCGGTTGACGCGCTTCAGATCCTTCTGATCCCGGACGAAGGCATATGCCTGGTTCTTTGGTCCTCGGTGGAACCAGGCGTAGGGTTGGGACTGATCCATGGGTTCGTGTCCCTGTTTTCGTGCAGCCTGGTCGAGGAGCTTCCAGCCTTGTATGAGATTGTGGGACTTCTGTTCCACCGCGTTGATGTCGTTATCGTGGATAGCGCGGTTCAGGTTTTCGAGTGCGCGTTCGAAGCGGGTTCGCAGATCGAAGGGTACGAGGGTTGGGAGCGTATCGACTCCCCAGGTTCGTTCCATCTCGCGGGCAACGCGGTCGAGCGGCGCCAGGTGCTGCGCGATCGTGGCTTGCGCGTCACGGAGCCATGCGTGGATGGGTATGGGTTTGCGGTTAGATCTTCTTCGGGTCATCGCTTTCATCTGTTTAACTGGTGACGCGGGCGAAAGTAGAGTGCGGGCGAAAAGCGAAAAGCGAAATTGAATATCTATATTTATATAGGGGTTTACTTTCGCCTCTTACTTTCGCCACTTTCGCCTCATTTTCGCCTTACTTTCGCTTGTTACTTTCGCCCATTTTCGCCCTTCTTCGCCCTCAATTTCGCCTTACTTTCGCCGGGGAAGGATGCTGTATCTGTTTTAGTTTTTCGATGCTTTGTCTCATAACGCGTTTAGTCACTGTCTTGCCAGGATTGGATTTCTGCCAAAGACATATGATTCTTAACAATAAAGTTAACGGGTCATCGAGGTAGCTCCTGGAAGCAGCTGCACCTTTGCGCATGGAATGAGCAAGTTGCGCTGGGATGGTCTGAGCTTTAGAAGTCATGAGTTGCCGATCAACGCACCCCGCGCCATATGAGAACGGGGGTGAAAGGAGAAGTCGGCACTTCTTTTTAACGTCCAGGAGCTGTAGATTTTGGGCATGGGATGTTTATATGATAAATGCGGCATTTTGGGCATAGATCAGATCCTATGCTTTCCTTGGTTTCTTTTGCTGCATCCTTAATCATCCGCTCCGCCTCTTCGGTAAACTCGTTGAGGTCGAGCTTCTCTTCGATGCGGTTGATGCGGGTCTGCATATCGACCAGGTGATTGAGGATGTTGTCGATTGCGATGTCGCGTTCAATTGGTGACCGGACCTTCATGGCGTATCCTTGTTTTTGCGTGTATCACTAAATGCTCACCAATCTCTAATGCTTCTTTTGGTGACATGGTTAAAACAATCTGAAACATATGATCGTGTTTTCTTTTCAGTTTTAGGAAAACTTGTGATCCAAAAACCCAATCAGATTTATCAACAGTGATATATCCATCCCTGCTGTTAATGCGGAAATCTACTTCTGTGTGGTTGACTCTGTTTAAATGCTTTTGAAACCAGTTCGTTATTTTCATATTCAGTTGTAGGTTCGGTGTTTAACGGACTCGACGGGTTCCGTAACGATGCGGATCCCTTTCATGTGTTTCTTTTTATTGCAGACAGCATCTTCAATGTTTCCGCGATCCAACCAGGTTTGTAGATACATCTTCGCCTGGAATGATGTCATGCCGAATTCGTTCTTCAGATATCCCATGAAGGAACGGGGCGTGTTGTTGCCGATCGAGAACGGATTCTCGGCTTCCCAACGGCGGCGGATCTCTGAGAAGATCTGCTCGACCTGACCATCTTCCAGGTTCCGGTTGTCCTCCAGGATTTCCATGATCTCGCCGGTGCGATCCACGATGAGTCCGTTCTCTGCGCGGACCCCGTAGTGAACATCCAGGTCCGCCTGGTCGTTGGCTTTCACAACCGCCCAACAGACAGCTGCACCTTGCCCAGGCTCGAAGCCGAAATGCTTGGACAGCTGATGCTGTTCCTGTTCAGGCATAACCCAGATCGCGATGACAACGCGTGGTCCATCGACCAGGCCGGTTGTGCCGCGTATGCTTTCACGCGCCTGAGCGGCGGTGCGGATCTGAAAGGTTCCATCCTTTCTCATATGATGGGTGACCAGGACTGATGCACCGGTTGCCGTGGACAGCTCATTGAAGTTGGACCACCAAGCTTGGGCAGCTGCTGGATCCGAATTGACATCGGCGCTGGTGAACGGCTGCAGCGGATCCTTGATGATCAAGGCCAGGTTATTAATCTTGAGCAGCTGCTCCCGGAGATCGGCATAGGCTTCTGTGGCTCGATAGGTTCCGAAGTCGTTTACCAGGAGCGGGAAGGCGCCACCCAGGTCAGGCAATGCCAGGACAATCAGATTCTCGTTGGCGCGTTCCCGGAGAGTCGGATCCTTGATGGATGCGATTCTGCGATGTACTGCATTACGAGAATCTTCTGCTGTGATGTAAACGACCTTGCCGTTGGTCAGGACTTTGTTTCCAAGGGCATACTCTTGATGCATCCCCTGGTCACCTCCTGCCACGCGGAGCGCGGTATCCAGCATTAGATAGGATTTGCCGATACCTCCGGAGCCTGCAACCAGGCCGGTGATGCCGCGTGGCAGGATCCCTTCGATGATCCATTCCAAGGGTGGCGGTTCGCCTACATAGGTTTTCAGGTAATGGTCTTCCAGGATGATCTTTTGCCGTGGGACTTCGATGGTCTTGGCAGGCTTCTCCGGTTGAGGCTCCGATCCAGGCTCCACGCCTTGAAGAATCCGAAGCTTGCCCTGGTCGGCCTTTGAAATGAGATACTGAGCTTTCTTCCTCATCAGCTTCTCGCCGCGTCCATCGGCATCCAGGGACTGCCCTCTTGCTGCAACCTTTGCCGTGTAGGTGGGCCAGGCTTCCAGGATCAGATCATCCACCTGGGGAAGATCTCCCTTCTCAACCCACCAGGATCGGATGCAGCCCATGAGCAGCTTGGTCATGTAACCTTCGCGCCCATCGGTGTACTCGCCCCAGCGGTTTACGGAATCCGATTGGAATCCGGTGTCAGCTGCATAGTATTCATCGTTGGTTACCATACTGAGCAGCCATTGCGGGGCATCAGCGATATCAGCGCCGCATCCCTCTCGTATCTCGTAACGTCCTCCGGAATGATGGTTTGAGGGTGTCACCACCACAAAGCCACCTTCCCCGCGTACATCGATGTCGGGACCAAGGACGTTTTTATCTGTGATTACTTTTATGTCAGGCGGTGCGCGGAAAAAGAAATGGATTCCTCCGCCGCCTGTTTTCTGTTCAATTGTTTCTGGTAGGTCTTCATTGGATAGGATGAGATCCTGCAAGGATTCCAAACCCACTTTGCCAGGGCCAACGTCAACATCTGGTACAAAGACATTGCCGCTGACCTGACCGGTTACAACGCCGATATTGTAGCCGTGGTAACGCCCGCCTGCTTCAAACCAACTTTCCAATGTATTAACAGTCGGGCGCCGATCCTGGTATTGGCTCCAAGAACGTAAAGCCGGGTGCTTACCAGGACTCCCGCAGTGCGGATCCGCGCAGCTGCAGGCTCCATCATCCATGACGAAATGAACCGGGATTACACAAAAACCCCGGTTATGCCATCCAATGGCCCAGGATAACGAATCCATTAGATGGTGACGTTCTCAAACGAATCATCTGCTTCAGCTTCTGGAGCTGGTGCGGAATCCATTGGAGCATCACCACTCATCTCGTCAGGTCGCGCTTTGTAACCTACGAGTTTGTATTGAGGAATCTTGGTTGGACCTTTGCCGATCCTGGTCTTGATTGCAGGCAGGATCTCAACAGCAGGAATCTCCCCGCTTTCAAATTTGCCAGCTGCTTCAACTTCGTTGTACAGCTTCTTGACAAATTCCTGCAGACCAGCGCGATCCGATGACAGCTCACGGAGCGGCGCATCGCCAAAACATTGAGTCGAATAGAACTTTACAACGAATCCATTCTTATACTCTTCGTTGGGGCGAGGTGTCTGATTGTTGTTGGGCCAAGGCTGGAAGTCTCTCCCGCCCTGCAGCTTGAGCCATCCCAGCTGGATGTTCTCAATATCTATCAGCACCGGAGATTTCCAATCAACCGGCGGCATGATCCCAGGCTCACCAGTTGACATCAACCATTCATTGTCTTCGATAGAGAACCGAAGAAAAGGGAGGCCGGAGCCTCCAGAGTTTGCGAAGTTTAGTGGCATATCACTCCTTGCGGTTTCGCGGTTTTTCGTCCGGATCACGCCCCAGACGTTGGCGTCTGAGTGGAGTTACTCAGGATAAAGTTCTGCGCGGATATGATCCGCGTCATTCCAATAAAAACTGTCAGGGTTGTGAGGGATCATGTCGATCAGCTCCTCACGGGTATGCGCGTCCAGCAGCCGCTCCAGGTTCCGGACTGTGCGCTTGAAGTGCGCCAGGTAAAAGCTGCTGTCTTCCAGGTCTAACCATACATAAGGATCCTTTTTTCGCTTCAGCGCATAAAAGAACATCACTTCGGGTTCCTTTCCGGTTTTGCGGTGCATTGCTTTCTGGTAGATGGACGCCTGGATCCCATGAGCCAGCGACCAAGTGGTTGGCGCTTTTGCCGTAGTCTTTAAGTCAATGACCGTTCCGTTTGCGCCGAGTTTTGGATACCAAAAATCCAGATATCCCATTGCTTCCACTGCTTCACCTTCTCGAAACTGAACCGGGATCCGCACTTGATGCTGGTTCTTTTCGCCGCGTGGTGCTTCTTCCGGGACACCAAGTGGGCGAAGCTGCTCCAGGGTAACAGTCACCATTTGAGTGACAGTTGCGTGTCTTGACTCTAATTCATCCAGCTGGTTCTTCATCATTTTTGAGCTGTTCCGCATATGATCCATTGCCAGGCCGATGCACTCATCAACGGGCGCATTTGGTTGGAACAGACCATGAGCCACGCCAAGCTCCACCGAAGATCCCTGCAATGCAGCCCAACCAAATGGGAACTTGATCTTATAAAGGTATCGAGCCAACCAAGCGTCCAGGGCTTCGCGGGCCATGTTGACGTTGGATGCAGAAACGTGCTTGATGTCATGCTTTTCAAATCCGTTCAATGCGCCCTCCAACCAATCTTGTTTTCAAAAGGAACAGGATCAATCTTTGGAAACCGATGGGATCCTTGTGCGATATTCATTTCCAACTCATCAACCCGTTGTCTGATATCCACGCCAGACTCATCTTGTCCCAGCTTCTTAATCTTGCCGCCTTCCTTCAGGAACTTTTCAACGGCAGCCTGGACAGCTGCATGGGTTACTTTTTTCTTTTTCATCAGAATTCCTCCACGCCAAACCTGGCTCCCCACCAGGCGAGTAACAAGGCTTCGGCCCTGCCATCATCCTTCTTGCGGGCAAAGCGATCCGATATTTGAGGATGCAGCTGCATGGCGCGTTCTCTGGATGCATCTTTACCAGGCGCCAGCTTCATGTCTTTTTTCCAGCGATTAGGAGTGACGCCGACCACGCGCATCTGCAAACCGGCAACGACTCCCATGATGTATCCGTATCCTTTCCCAAAGTTGAACATGGAGGTGACACCTTGCCCTGGCATTGCGGAAACTTTTTCCACAACCACCGGAGCATTGGCGTCTTCCATGAGAATATCTGCTAACAATATGGGAGAAATTTCCCGTTTCGACTTCCCAACTTGCAGGGTTGGCATATCAAAAATTTGTGGATTACTATCGACATTAGTGTCGAGTAAGCAAACACCTCCATTCAGTCCTGGATCAATTCCCCATATCATCATGCGGCCTCCGCTGGACCCACCTGGACAATGTATTCCTCCAGGGCAAATCTCTGATTTACATGACGAGCGATAACACTTAAGGCGGCGAGGTGATGAACAGGCAGGCGCTGCCTAACCTTCCATTTATGAACGGCTCCCGGCGAAATAGGCATTCCCATTTCGCGGAGCATTCTTGAGATTTTCGTGTTCCCACCAAAATCATCGACCAGCTTGTCAACGTCAAATCGGACAGGCTGTTTGCGGCTTAACTTGTTTTTCATTTGGCTCCATGCCGTGTTGTTGATTCATGAACCAACTAATCTACATAAGCCAACCTGGCATTGCAAATAAATTTTTTATGTTGACAGTCTGTACTACTGGCATGATGATTGATTAATCGACATAAAATCGATTCTTTACTAAGAAAGGAAAAACAAAATGAGTAAATTGGAAAAGTGGGACCAGAAAGTTCTGGCCCTTGGAAATGGTGTGCAGTGGTTATCGCTAGTCCAATACAGAACAGAGGGGAAAGGCACTCAAAAAAAAGTTATTGGGGCTTGGGGTAGGAAACGAAATATCATTTGGCTAGGAGCCTGGAAAGGTTCTAATGTATATTAATTATTGGGTTTGTGGACGGTTAGATAAAAGCAATAGTCCACCAAGTAGAGGAATAAAAAAATTCAGATATACGCACAGCGTGTTTGGTAGAAGACGTAAACACGCCCACATATTCAAACATCCACCACCTACCCAGGCCGACCTGGGTCATCAAAAACGAGTTAAAAGATATGCCAAAAACACATATGACAACGCCACCTACACCAGATGGCGAACTGGATTTATCAGTCAAACGAATCCGCAAATCAGAATTCGGCAAAAGACTGATGCATTTATTAGTGCAAAAAGGGATGAAGCAAGCAGAGCTTGCTCGTAAATCAGGACTTGGTAGGGACAGTATAAGCCAATATGTGCGCGGTAAAACCGTACCTACCCCACAAAGTTTAAGGAAAATGGCAGATATACTTCAAATCACTCCGGATCAATTGTATCCAAATTATTCTTTAGATGCAGCTGCGGAGGAAGAGATTGCGCCCTTCGAGTTTCGAGGTGTCTCAGGGGAACCAGATAAAATGTTCGTACAAATCAGCATGAAAATGACTATGGAAAAGGCCATGAAGATCATGCAGATCATTAATAATGGCGGATAACCTGGTCACGCAGCTGGAAGCAGCTGACCTATTATCCTGCAGCCTTTCTACGATACAAAGGCTGCGAGAATCAAAACAACTGCGAACAATCAACATTGGACGTTCTGTTCGTATTCCAATAGAGGATATTGAATGGCTGCACCGCCAAGGATTAAGCTGCACCAAGGCAGCTGGTATGTCTTCTTTGCAGAAACAGGAAGATCTCAAAGAACATCGCTTCGGACAAAAGATAAGGAGATTGCGGAACGGCGCTTCGCTGGCTGGCTAGAACAGCGGGAGCTGGAGATGTCAGTCCAGGAGGATCCGACTATCGATTTCGTCCTGGATGTCTGGTTTGACCAGTGGGTCCGGGATCGGTTCCTATCAGCAAATCGTTACCCCTCAATCATTAAACATCTAAAATCGCATTTCGGTCATATGCGCGTTAGCAGAGTCCAACGTGAACACTCTGTTTCCTATGCAAAAAAGCGCAGAAAGGTTGCATCAGAAAGTACCATTTGTACTGAACTGAATAAACTTCGCGCTGCATTAAACTTCATGCTGTATCGAATCGAACCGAATGAGCGGCGCCTGGATCACAAGATCATACCTTACATCGAGATCCCACCAACGGGTCCACCGCGTGATCGGGTTCTCACCAGGGAGGAGCTGCAGCTATTATGGGACTACTGTCTGCAGGATAAGAATCGCCAGACTCTTGAAAGCAGCAACAGGATATCCAGAGAAGCTAGGTTCTTAATACTGGCGATGGAAACTGCACAAAGAAAAGGTGCGATTAAGGAGCTAACCTGGTCCCAGGTTGACTTCGATCGGCGGCTCATCATGTTTAATCCAGTAGGCCGCAATCAAACCACAAAGCGCCGCCCGCCGATCCCGATGAGCAAGAAGCTGGAACAGCAGCTGCTCATCATGTATCAGCAAAAAATAAATACCTATGTATTGGATGTAAAAACTGACATCCATTATGGAGTAAAGCGGATCCTGGAAGACTTAGGGATCGAGAATGCAAGCCCGCATACCTTCAGGCATACCTGGGCTACCCATGCAGCTGAAGATGGAGTTCCTATGCATACCATTGCTGCATTTTTAGGGGATACGGAAAGGACTGTGCGGAAGAATTATCTGCACCTCTCACCAGATTATTTGCGGATGGCAGTGGACCGCGAACCTACAGCGCAAATTGCGCCGTTACCCTCCTGACAGCGCATTTTGCGCTGTTGATTGACACCTCAGGAACTGACAAAAAGTCGATGAGGCTCGCAATCGCAGTGTTGATCGGTATCTAACAAAATCAACTGTGGTCGGGGTGGAAGGATTCCATCCCACCGCAACCCCTTGCTATCACTGTCCGTAGATCAATACGCTGCGCTGTTGCTTGCGCTGTTAGAATGTGATTGGCGTGAAGTCACCAGCTTTCTGTTTCTTCTTTCGCCCGCCAGCTCCCGGGTAATATTCTTCCCCGTACAACCCTTTGATGATGTTCCTGGCAACGAAGTGCTTTGCCCCGGAGCTGGTCCCGAATGCAGCAAGGGATCCTGCAATGGCTCCCCTGAACTCGATCAAGGGTCCAAGCGATTTGCCGAAACCAGGTGCTGACGCCATCAAGACTACAGCTGGTACAACAAACAGATTGTATAGCCCGGCAACCGCCTGGTATTCAGCTGCAACTGTAGACTCTGCATTTCTCACAAAAGGCATGGCTGCTCTTTGTGCGGCATCTAATATGAAACTTGGCCCGGCTCCCGTAAGAATGGTATTGATGTCGCGGTTATACTTGATACTGCGAAGGGTCTGAATGTACGGATCTAAGGCTCCGGTCAAACCAGCTCGGTAGATCCCTTGCTCGAAGATGTACTCGTACAAGCGATCATTCTCTGCTTCATCCTCCAGGCGATCCCGGTCGAACAGAAACGCTCTGACTGTAGCAACCAGGGTATGCCCAGCATACAAAGTCAGGAACGGACCCAGCATAGCAGCGCCAACGTGTTGGGCAGCTGCAACCTTGCCTTCTGCATCCTTTCTTCGCTTTGCACCTCTTACTGCTTTTGTCAGTACGTTCCGGTGAAATGCATAAATAAAAGATTGAATGCCGTACACGATCCGCCCCAACGGATGCTCCGCATACATGGGCCGATCCACATTCTTAGGATCCTGGATCGACTGATCAATGAACCGCATGATGGCTACAGAATAGATCTCGCCCATGTCCGAAAGGCTGCCATCCTTCTCCACCAGGTCATCGACACTAGGGAACGGATAATCGCTTGTCTTGTCTAAATCTTTCTCGTTTTTTATGGTCGGAACAAGGAACTCAACAAACTGTTCCATGTCTTCAGCTGCCACGCCAAACTCGTTGAATTGCTGCTCGGCACGCTTTTTATATTTATTCTTAGCAGCATCATCCTTCCCTTGTGGATTTTTAATCTCAAGCGCCAGCTCCCGGAAGAATTGCTGCCCCACCTTCATCACGGATCGGCGCTGTGCTGCTGTGATCCCGGTCAGCTTGATGACACTAAAAAATCGATTAACGCGCCGTGCCAGTTTAGGATCATCCGCGAAGGATCCGCCAAGCCGGTTGGCAACCATATCACCATATTCCGGGTCATCGATAACGCCCAGGATGTTTGCCAGCTGCTTATCCAGGGCTACCTTTTGCGCTGCATCCTTGTTCACTTTTGCATAGGCTTCGTAAAGGGATCCGGAAAACGCTTTCAGTCCATCGCGTACACTTCCGGTCTGGGTTGCAACAGTCAGGGGTTCTGCAATCGAAGACCAGGCTGCACGACCCAACAGCGCCATCGTGCCGTAGGCATGGATGGTGTTCAGGATCTTTTGCCCTTTGATGTCGCGTACTGGACCTTGAGTCCCTGTGACGAACTGAACAATTTGCCGTATAAGTAATCGGTCATCTGGATCCACCTTGCCCACCATCTTGTCATCTAAGATGTAATCCAGGTAATCTCTGTTCTTTCCTGTTACCGGATCCTTCTTTGTGCCTTTCTCAAGGCGGCTTCGACCAAACCGCTTTTCATATTCTGCCTTCTTCACAACCTGGGGGATGTAGGCTTCGATGGCTTCGTTTACTGGCAGATAAAATTCGTTCATGTATTTATCTGCTTCAGGCGGAAGCTTCCTGCGCTTTGTGAATCGGTTGAATGCAGAATGGGCTGCTGGATCCTGGCCTGCAGCTGACATGATTCTTTGATGCCAATCTTGAGAACTAAGATCTGAAAAGGTGTCGGACATCTCTTCATAAAGTTCAGCATAATAATCACCCATGTTTTCCTGGATCTCGTCCATTTCAGTCTCAATGGCATCTGGATCCTCTGCTGCGTCTAGTTGCTTTTTCAGCTCCCTCAATTCTTTTGCGTCTTTCCTAAACTTTTCCAGTAAATCTAATTTATTTTTGCGCTTAAAATGAGCTTTTACTGTTTTCCTTTTTGCAAGTTGCTGATCCAGTTTTTGAATCTGGTCATAGCTGCTGACATCCTCAAAGAAAAACTCATTTGTAAATATAACTTCTTTGTAAAGATTATATGCCTGACTTAAAAATCCTTGGATGTCTGTTTCTACAAGCGGCATATCCAGCATCCTTGGAAGGTATGCACCATCCTGCAAATAACTGACATCGATCCCGCTTCGCCTGGCATACTCGTAAACGCGATTCAGGACAGTCCGGAGATCGCCACCAATCTTTTGTATCTTCTTGGATACATTCGGTTTTTGGCCTGTCAGAAAAAGACGTAAATCTTTTTGCTGCTCTTCTGTCAGATCTCGGAACTTCGCCCCTGCATCCGGACCAAAGGTTCCCTGCATTGCTGCATTATACATAGTTGCAAATCTGCGGTTCTCCCTCCGCGCACCCTCTTCAAAGGTTCCGCCGCTGAACGTGGTCCTGGTACCACCTGGATCCGTGGCAACCAGGTCCAGTATTTCTCCGATTAATGCAGCTGCTTGAGGTTCTTTTCGGTATCGGCGCTGCAGCTGCTCCAAGGTTGCACGTTTAGAGAGAAAAGGACGGCTCACAATGTAATCCATTGTCTTATCAATAAACCGCTCTGTCAGTCTTCCGTTGTACCTGGACGGGCGTTGTTTCTCTTTTTGTTCTTGGGTCAGCCCTGCTTGCATCTGTGCGCGTTGCTCTTCTCTTGCTTCTTTTGTAAAGGTAACAGGCTGAATTGGGCCGAAAAACTCAAACCCTGTTTCAATGGTGTCAGCTGTTCCAGGCATCTTGGATGGTTCCCCATTGAATACAGACTCACGGCGCATCGCGTCAAACAATTCGCTGAATGCCTTGAAGATGACATTCCGCTCGGATTCCTGGGGATGGGTCAACGGCAACCGGATATCGTAGTCCTTAACCTCATCCAGGGTCAGCTGATACGCATCATCCGGGAGCGTGATGAACTCGGTGGACCCGCCTGCCTTCGTTACGATATGGGCAACGTATGCCTCGAAGGCGCGGGCAAACATCTCTGTGGGTTCGCGCCAATAGTTTTTATCGGATGCAGTTCTCCGGGCAAACTCAGTCGAGTCTTTCCGGTACTGCGATTCTTCTACTCTCCCGGATCCCTGGCGCAGCCGCTTCAGCTCAGACTTGGTTCTAGCAATGGAAGCAGGCTCCGGTAGGTTAGGATCCTTCTCAAGCTTCTTGCGGTATGCAGCCTCCTGGTTCACCAGCTGCTGTTCCTTCGCCATGATCTTGGTTGCGATCTCCGCCTGGTTGAAGAACATGGCATTAATCAGATTGCCCATCGCTTCCTGAACAGTCTCCGGTGTTTCCATCTGCCAAGGTGCAGCATCCTTCGGAATGTTACGGATCACCTGGATCAACCCTCGGCCCTCTTTGCCGCCAAACTTATCCATCAGATGAAAGTCCAAGGCGTGGCCCCATTCATGGGCGAAGCTGTTAGGGCGCTTCGGCATGATGATGAACGGCGCTTCCATTGCCGGGAGATCGGATTTTGTTTGAACGGGGATCCCCAGCGCGTTTTCAGGATAGTATGCTGCAAAGTATCGACCCCAATCCACGCCAGGCAGCGCCAAGCCTAGTGAGCCATCCAGGCCAATGGCATCAGCTGGAAGTGCCAAGGTTGCAGTCATGGACTGCAGATTTCTGTAGGCATCCAGGAGCGCGTTGACCGCGTCCCAGGTGTTGATGTCTGATTTTTGGATGAACTTGAAACCGAATTTATCGCGAAGCAGTTTTTCTAAAACCTTGTATTGCTTCTTTATTGATTGGTTCCGAATGACGTTGGGGTCTTCTCCTGCATCTCGGAATGCGTCAAGGAAGACGGATTCTCTTCGTTGGAGGGTAAGCTTTTCGACCAGCTCCCCGGCTTTGGTTCCCCTGGTGCTTTGAGTTGGTTCTGCGTCCTGGGGATTGACAACCGATTCAGTTTCCAGATCCCTGGGATCTTTTGGCCTGGTAGCGGTGTCATCTATTCCTTTGCTTTCAAGAACTCCTGGGCGGCTTCTCTTGCGGGTTCGTAGTTGTGCTTGTTTGCCAGGCGTATCATCGCTCGATATAGGGCTTGCTTCATTGAGGAGTTCTCCTTGCTTTTTTCCTTTTTTACTTCTTCCTTTTTCTGCATCTGCTGCTCTCTTTGTTGCCTTGGTTAAGACTTCTTCAGCAGTTACTTCAGAATCTAATCCTGGTAATGCTCCTGCTGTTTCTGCATTTGCTTCTTCAGTCAAAAACCTTAGAAGATCCTTAATGTAAGTCTGGCTTTTAACTCTGTCCAGTTTTTCATTGTGGAAGCTTCTTATAAATAGATCACGAACTGGATCTGTTTCTTTTAAAAAATCAACCTGGTCAAAATATTCTGCAGCTGTCCGTCCTGTTTCACGAAGCTCGCCAATAGTCTTAATGGCTTCTGATAAAGACGAAGCAATCCCTTTGACCTCATTCCGTATTTCCGGATCCAGGCGCAGCTTCGCAAATGCGGGAGCTGCATCCAGCAACCCGTTGCTCAAACCTTTGACGTTGTCATCTGTAGATTCGAGCATCCGCCCCAGTGTCTCTGGATCTTCGTATGCTTTTGCCAGGATTGCAGACTTAATCCGCCGCAACCCATCGACTGTCAGCTCACCATCCTTGTAGACGTTACCCTTCTCGGATGCAGGAATTTTATTTAAGAAGGCATTTACAAAACTGGAATTTTTGGCAAGCGTGAAATCGCCACCGGCGTAAAGGTTTAGTGTTGGTAGATCAAGAACCTTGGCATCCAGGTTCGCCTGTTCCTGGCTGCCTAGTTTTGCCGTGCCGGGTTGATTCGACTCATCTGCAAATTGCTCAAGCAGCTGCGAGGTGACCGGATCCCCAGTTGCAGACTTGCCGGTCAATCTTCTGACTAGGATCGGCTTCTCAAAATTTTCTGCATCCGGAAATAACTGTTTCAGCTTTTCCTGGTATGCTTTCAGCTGTGTTGGATACCGTGACAGTTCCCCTTGCTTCTTTCTGTAAACCTCGGTCATGGTCAGCACTCGACCATTGCCGCTGATGATCGTTCCATCTTGTGCGATGATCGGTGCGCCGGTGTCGCTGGTTCTGCTGTTCTCGGTGATCTGATCTACGTCTAGCTCCTGCGCCCTTCTACGCGCTTCATCCCTGGATTCCTGTCTGCTGCGATCGCGGATCTGCAACCTACCGGTTGCCTGCTTCAAGTCTTTCAGGTCTATGACAACCAGCTCAGTCTCCAGGTCCGTGTTGCCTACGGGAGTCTTGACGTTGCTGGGTTTTGAATCTGGGACAGGGGTTATGTTTTTTGTGGGATCCGGGAGCAGCTCCGGTGCTAAATCTTTTGATGGGGTAACAGGACCAGGTTCTGTTTGTGTAGGCTTTACTGGAGGTGCTGCTATTTTTGTAAGTATTTTTTGTTCTTCTGCATCTAAAACTTTTAATACTTTGTCTGCATCTCCTTCAAAAATAAGCGCATTAACCGCTTGCCTCGCCTCTTCAAAAGAATTTTTTACACCATCTTCCAAAGTATCGTAGACATCCATTTTAGGTTGGAAAGCAAACTCTGGAAGGTCATAACCATCTAGCTTATTACCTAAAATTGGTTTGACAGCAAATTTACCTTCTTTGGTTTCTGCGTAATTAATTTGAAATTCAAAATCTTGATACCTATCACCTTTTGGTAAATTAGGTATTTCTATTTTTTCTGAATTTTTTAATTGCGGTGCGCCTAATTCAGTTTCTTTAAATTTATATTTTGGTAAAAATTCATCCGAATCCGCCATTGTAACCGGTTTAGATGGCGGCCTTACCGGCAACGGCTTTACTTCTGCTTCTGGCTCAACGGCTTCAGGCTTGACGCTATCCGGATCCGGTAAAGGCACTTCTCGAAGCTGAACTTCAGGGCGCTCTGGCGTAGGCGCAACCACTTCTTGAGTCTCGACAGATGGCGGCGTAATTTCTTCATCGAATCCTTGCGGTAGGGTTTGATCAACAGGGTCAGGCAGCTGCTGCAATTCGTTAAGGATGTCTTCCAGCTCACGGACTTGCCGTCTTTGTTTTAGCTCGATCGGCGCCTTGGCTACTTCTGCTGCAACCTGGCCTCCGCCTCGTAAGGTCATACCCGCTGTTCCGCCTCCAACGAATGCCTCAACCAGGCGCTTCCGTAGTTCAACAGGAGATATGTCTGCACCACCTTTTTGTTCTAACAGCGCAAACAATCCTTCTTGCCCGGTTTCTGTCAGGGCTTCACCTACACCACCTTCAACTAATCCCTTGGCGATCCGCCCAGCTGCTCTGCGATCTGCACGGGCAACCATGTTGACGATTCCCTTCGCACCGATCTTGCCGATCAACTCACGCGGGATCCCCTTCATGATGATTCCCAAACCCAGGTTCTCCAGGACTCCGCCAATCGCACCACCTATGCCTGCCAGGCGCAGCCGCTCCTGCGGGTCCAGACCTTCAATCTCTTTCAGTGATGCATTCAGCTCCCCGGAAAGCATCAACGGAGATGCCGTGCCACCGGTAAACAAGGACAGCAACATCGGCCCGCCTGAAGTCGATATCGTGGACTGTGCGTATTCGACAAACGTCCCAAAGTCCTCAACCTCATCCAGGCTCATGGGCTGAAAGCCCATCTTCTTGACTGCCGCATCCATCTCATCTGCAGAGTCGCGGATCCGCTGGATGGCTTCAGGATCCCGGCCCTTCGTTTCAAAGTAATCTGCAACCAGGTTCCTGGTGTCTCGCAAGGTGCGCCTAAACCCATACTCCAATCCCTCCATAAAATTAATATCGCGTGGTTCTGGCTCAATCTTGGGAGGTGCGTCCAAAGTCGGCGGAGCAACAGGCGTTACCTGGGGAATGGTGTCAAGGGTCTGGCGGGGGTCTGGGACTACAGCTGGAGCAGCTGGTGGTTCTACCGGGATGACGGGCGCAAGGTCAATAGGCTCTTCAACTATCTTAGGGCGTGGATTAAAATTTTTAACAATGTTGAAATATTCATTACCAGGCTCATCAACATCATCAACCAATTGTACTGCATCTGTTTTTTCAGGCGGCTCAACAGAATCAATATCAACGCCAGAATATTTACTGGCTATTTCAAGATATTCATTTCGCATTATTCAGATTCCGTTGCCTGTTTTACATCCTTTGGTCTAAATCCAAATATTTCTTCAATGATGTCTTTGCTTTCTTCAGGCGTATAACCCCTTTTTAAATTTACTTTCTGTAAATCGTTAATCATTTCCATAAACATTTCTGGATCTTCTTCTTTCAGCTTTTTGCTGTCTGAAAGTTCTTTTGCCCGGCTAATGTCATTATAAAGCTGACCAGGGATGTAGAAGTTTGGTGAATCTAAATAACCATCCAGTATTGCAACAGGCGCCATTTTGAGCGATTGAGTTGCAGCAAGTGTTGAATTCAATACATCTTCTTTGTTTGCATCACCTTTTGCTCCTTTATAATTTGCTGCAAATTCCTTAGCCGCTGTCATGAATAACTGATTCCGCGCTGCACCGGGAATGTTATTCCAGTTTTCAATATTAGAGGTGGTGCTTGTCCATCCCTTGACAAATACATTGGCTTGAGCTGGTGGGATTTTTATAGTCTTAGCCAGTTTCCTTTGAAGTTCTGTTACTTTTAATTTTGCGCTCTCTGCTTTGCTCTTTTCCTGACTGACCCTATCGTCCATTGTCTCGTCTTGAAACTTAACTTCGTTAGTTATCTTTTTAATTTTCTCATCAAGTATCTTTATATTTTTTTCGCTTTCATTACCCAGAACCTCTGTTTTCTTCTTAACTAAACCAGTTCTTTCAGCAATATTTTCGCCGGTCTTTTTAATGTTATCTTTTTCAAGAGGACGTTTTTCAATCCTATCTGTAATCTTTTGATCTGTTAACAGGGTTTTCGTGTCAATGTTGTCAATTTCAGATTCAATTTTTTCCAGCTCACGAGGTGCTAATGCTTCAGCAAGATCTAACTTTTGATCTTTAAGATTTATGTCTGCCTGAGTCGATTTACCTTCTTTTTCTAGGTTATCAACCTGAACGGGTCTTTTCTCTTTTGTGGTTTCTGCTCTTTGGAAAGACTCCTCACCTCTTGATTCTTCTGTAAGTCTTTGCTCTTCCAGCAATAAGCCTTTTGCTTCCTCATTAAGAACTTGCTCCTCAAGCTTTAACCTTTCCAGCTCTTGCCTTACTTTCTGAAAATCGGCATCACCTTGCTTCATCCCAGTTTTTATTTTTGCTTGCAGCAATTCTTGCTGATCAATGTTTTTCTTTATGCGCTCTCTTGCTCTTTTTATCCCGTCAAGAAGTAAGTTTCTTTGTGCAGAAATAGATTTAAATTTAGACTCTTCTGACTTAAATCCTTCTCCTCTTAATTTTTCTTGTTCTTGTTTTGTTATAAGTGATTCTTGTTCTCTTGCATCTGGGGAAGTAGTCATGCGCTCAATTGCCTGGGTAGCAAGCTGCGGAGATGCATTGTTTAAAATAAAACTAATTATGTTTTTGCCTTCCTCTAATTGTTCTGGACTAAAATTTCCGTCTTCACCAGGCTTCTGTCCTGTTAAAGTCAGTGCTAATTTAGAAAAGATTGGACTGTTAATGTTTTTTAATGCCTCATTCTGTGCCGTTTTTCTTAAAACATCTTGCTCTCTGCTGTTTGCTAATTGCTGGGCAGCTGCTCCTTCTGACTTAATTTTACTGACGCTTGGTTGGGTTTCTAATCGCGTCTTGTCAGCGGATGCAAATTGGCTCGGATTCCTTACGTAAGACCTTGCGTATGCTGCACGTTGTGTATCATCAAAATCGCCAAAATTAATACCAGGGTTTGCCTGGTTAAACATAGCCTCCATAAGACTAGGGTTATCTCCAATGCTGCGAATGTCCTGGTTACCTAACTCAACCCCAGCTGCTTGAGCATTCGTTAATCTGGATCTTGCTATTGCAGCATCATCACTCGCGGATCCCAGCAAAGCTCTGGACAGATCACTAGATATTTTGGCAAGTCGTGGATCGTAATAAGTTTGCTGAGACATATCTTCCTTTTATGATTGAACTACTTCTGGATCGTCTGGTTTTTTCTTCAAGCCGTAATTGGTGCCAACCATACCTAAGTTTTGCAACAAATCTCCAAGCGGCGAGTAAGCTTCTGCTCTAGCCTGCCCCAGCTCCCGGTTAAGAGCATTGGCGCTGCCACGCATAAAATTCCCGGACATTCGGCCCTGTTCCCTTGCCCGCATCAAACTTGGTGCAATATTAGTCAATGCCTGTCCAAAAGCACCAAGATTGCCCATTGCCTGGCCCCTGGAAACAGCGCGGTCCTTGGCGCGGTTCATCGCGGCTTCTTCGATCCCTTTTATGACGTTGGGGCTGCCACCTCGCATCACCGGCGCCTGGGCTACCTGGCCTCCTACATTCTTATTCAGCAAATCGGTGATCCTTTTGTTTTCACCGCGCATCTCGCTTTGAATGTTGCCCTTGCCGTATTTATTCAATGCCACATTTTGCTTACCCCTGGCAGCAGCTTCAAAGCCGCTTTGCCGATCCATCTCATCACGGGTAAACCCTCTTGCTTTTGATGCAGCATCATCTGCTGATTGCTTCTTCATTGCCGTTCCTACGACTACTGACGCAATGGCTGCTCCTGTTACGGGATCACACATATTTCCTCTATATGACTCTTGAGGATCCGCTTCCACCGGTGGATCGGACCCTGCTGGTTGCAAAACTTTCTCTTGGGGTGAAGCGGCCTGTTTTTAATTCAGGACGGGTAAACTGAACAGGGTTTGCGCCAGGATCATAATCAACCTGGGTAAATGCATCCAAGAATGACGGCGCATCCCCATATGCCGGTGTTTCAGCTAAATCACCTCCAAACACTTCTGGCTGAAAGGCGTTGATTTCTTCCTGGGTTGTCAATCCCTGCAAAGAACTGACTAAGTCCGACTTTCGGTCAACGGCATCTTTCTTTTGTGCTGTGACAAATTTATCAGCTGCTGCACCTAAATCTGTCAGCTCTTGTGTTTTTGCGGTATCCAGCGGCTGCCTCCGCCGGGCAAGCTCATCCGAGGTGATGCGACCCTGCGCCTTGAAACCCTGGTAGATTGCACGAAGCGCGTCATCGTAAGCATCGTTTAATCCTGGTGTAAATTGATCAAGGTAGCTTTGCCGTAACCCTCCATAATAATCCTCCGTTAATGCATCATCGAATGCAGTCTGGATAGCGCGGAGCTGGTCTGTGTAGGAAAGCGGAGTGTCACCGGTTCCTGTCCCAGTAAGATTGAGATTATTATTATCGTTATCTTTTTTGTTTAAAGATTCATTCGGGTCAGGAATGTTGATGTTTTTTAGATCATTCTGCGCGTTATAGCTCCAAGTCCCATCATTATTCTGTGACCATCCTGTGCCGATATAATCTTCTGTATTGTAATTAATGAACTCATTCGGGTTTGTGGGATCCTGGTAAGCTTGCTGAAATGTACCATCAGCTTGAAGGGTAAGCGCAGTGCCATCAGACGCGATAGTCGTAGTCCCAATAGGCATCCCATTATAGGCAGTAATATTCCCGTTTTCGTTAATAGTGATGTCATCCCCGGTTTGTTCATAATTTATAAACTCATTAGGATTTAGCTGCTCAACTTGACCGGTTGTTATTGTATTAAAACTATCACCAGACCCAATCTGTACAACCTCACCATCATCCGTTTTTATAAAAATGTTACCGCTTTGATCAACAAAAGTGTTGTTATCCGCTAACGATGCTTCAACATCCCCAGTATCATCCATTGCGGAGCTGATAAGTTCGCTTATGTCATCGTCAGACATTCCCTCAAAGCTATCTTCGGAATCTAGGTCTTCTTCCTCATAAGAATCTACATCATCTTCAGTGTATGGTTCAGTGGGAGGCGGAGGCGGTGGAGGGTTATTGGTATTTGGATCGCCTGAAGGATTGTTGTCATCGCTTGCTCCGTTATCATCACCGCAAAAGCAAATGCTTTTCCCGGCATAAGGCGTCACGCCATACGGGCGAAGCTCATCCAGAATCCAGATCTTTTCCATAGTCATCCCTTGATCGATGCGCTGCTGCCGGTCCCAAACAGTGCCGGGTATCGGTTTTGTTTTCGCCGTTCCAGATCCGCCTGGGTTGCCAATCCTTCGCTTAAACTTCCAAACAGATCCAGCATCGGCTCATATTTAGGTAATGCATTCAGACTTTCTGCTCTTGAGATTGCCGCATTCGCTGCTGCAGTGGGATCCGCCAGAGCTGCATTGTTAGCAGACAGCTCCTGGCGGGCGTTCTCTATTGCAGTTCGAGCATCATTTGCAGAAGCATCCGCACGTTGGCGCATATCCTGTTGAGCAAAATCAAACTTCTCCCTAGCATTCGCCCTCCGGGTCGATCCAACGCTGCTGTTGTTCAGTCCGGATCGAGCCAGTGCAAACGTCAGCTGACGCAGCGCGTTATTGTATTGATCATCGACACGCGGCTGCTGGTAATCTATGAAAGCCTGCCTGCGATCATCAAAAAAAGGCTCATCAAACTTATTGAATGTTGTGTCTATTGATGTTTGACCTTTTTTAATATTTTCCTGACGTTTTTTCTCTCTTTCCCGTACTTCGTCAGCACCCGTATCTGGTGTTCCAAAACACATACTACTCCTTTTTAAATATGCTCCAGCTGCCAAGCAGCTTCTTGAACCCTACCCGCTCCATAATTTTATAAAACGGAGATCGCTCTTCGCAGGGCATTAAATATGATTTGATTCCTCGATCTTCCATCAATGCCTCTAAGACTTGAAAGATTGCCAAGGAATCACGCGGTCCTGTTTTTTCTGTATGCATCCACCAGGAGCTACACGCGACTGCAACCGATATTGCACCAACAATTTCCCCGTCTTTTTCGACATAATGCGTAGGGTCGATAATCCCTTCCTGGTTGGCTTTTGCTGCTTGATAAACTGAATCCAGCTGATCATGGTCGCGTATCGGTTTTACTTTAATCATCCAGCTTCTGACGGCGTATAATGGACCGCCAGATTCCCAATCTTGGCTGCCCCGGCGGCTGAACAGACCAATTTGATTGCAATGTGAGTTGAATAACCAGTAATCGTCATTCGGCCCAGGCCATAAGTCGTTTTGTTGATAATACCAACATCCTCCTGGGTCAGGATGTCAGTTGGATCCGTGGCAACAGAAATAGACCAATCATTGGTGATGGTTGCATCTAGGCTCATAAAATCCTTGAATGTTGCAGGCGTGGATCCGTCTAGAAATGGCAGCTGCACTGTCACTGGGCTTGTGTCGTATTGGTCATTATCTGGACCGCCCAAGCTGTAAAGCTTGTTATCGGATCCGCGACACAAGAGTTGTGATCCGTCATAAGAAAAATCAGTGACAGTGAAGCCAGGTTCGTAAATAGACCAGGCTGAGATCTTGCTGGATGGGAAATAACTGAAAACGTAAATCTTTGTGCCGATGGCAAGAAAATATCTGCCATCACGCGGAGACAGAATCCCTACCGCCTTCCTGGCAGCTGTCTCATTGGTTTGAATTTCTGCAAGCACCAGTTCATCTATCGGGTTCCCAATGTCCTCAACAAAAGCAGCATTGGAACTGTCACGCGCACGGAGGGATCGGATCCCGGATAGATCTAAATAAAAAACATCATTATCTCCAAATTCGACAACCGAATTCGGTGCAATCGTTCCTGTGTTATGCAGCACCTGGACTTGCTGGGATTGATCTGGATCTACATCTGCAAACCAGATTTGAACCGCCTGTTCTGCAAAAATTGCCAGGTTGTTGAAATAGTTCGCAATCGCCTTTAGGTCTTCCGATCCAGATGCATTGTTGGAAAGATTGATTGCTGCACAAGCTCCGGTATTTAAGGTTGAGTTATAAGTAAAAGAATTCCATTCATTAGGATTATCGATATCAGACTGATGCCAGATCGATCCTGACAAACTATGCATCTTCGATTTTACTGTCAGAACAAACGGACCAGGGGTGAACCCCGCTACGTTGGAATCGTCTGCACCTCCATCCAGTGTATCGAGATTATAATCATCAGTTGTGACGTTACCGGTTGAGGTAACCACCACCACCTTAGTGTTCTGATTGCTGCCAGAATTTTTGCTGATAATATTGACAATCGATCCATTTGCGGTTGCTTCATATTCCGGGGCCGATGCAAATTCATTGATTGCTGTTGCAACCAGCGATGCCGTATTCGAGTTTGACGTTGTCCAGGGAATAAAAGTTTCGATGATCTTGACGCCGTCTACAGTGATATTAGTGATCGCGTTGTTGACCCCGCCGCTCATGTTTGCCGTGGTCGCTGTGACTGCACCATCAACCTCTGCCGCAACTACATATCCGTTGGGTGTTACACCAACATCTGCAGCGGTAATGGTCACCACATTGGTTGATGCGGATGCCGAGTAATTTGGGGTTGAGGTGAAGCTGTTGATGGCTGCTGCAACGGCGGTTGCAGTCGTGTCATTGTTGCCGGTATGAGCAATTGCATTTTCATGGATCTGGGCTCCATTAACACGGATGATACGAACATTGTCACCAGGGTTGTCTGTCCCTGCAGTGATTGTTACGGATCCCGTGGAAGCTGTTCCGCCTGCGCTCCCGGCAGTTATGCGAAACCTTGCCCTAGCTCTGCCATCAAACCAATCTGCTACCCGGTTGTTTGGAGTGACAGAACTATTGTTCGTTGCATTCAAACCCTCCCAATAATGATAAATCTTTCCGTCTGCAAACCTGGCTGCTGAATAAACAAAACCATTGAAAAAGTCTGCACCTAATAACTCTGTCATCTTGATGCTGGCAAACGTGGTCTGGTTACTGATTACCATCCCGGCAGTCTTTGTGATCGTCATCGCCGTCCCTTGAGCAATTAAGCCCTGGATAATGACCTTGTTCCCCTCTGAAGTGGCTATGTATTCCGGATTGCCGCCTGAAGTAAAACTGACAAATTGATTAATCTCTTCTGCAACTGCTTCAGCTGTTGTGACGTTGTTGCCCGTATGCGCAATAGTGGTGTCAATGATCGTTACGCTGTTAATGGTAATCTGCGAAATGGTATCTGTGGTTTGAGTGCCTCCAGTAATCTGGAAACTGGCTTCGCATTCAGGGTGTCGCAGCTGAACGTAATTGACGTTGGTAGGAGTGCCGGTAGCGAATGTAACGTCAGCGGATGCCGCTGATCCGAAGACGTAAGTCTGGCCTCCAGCTGCCGCCAAGCCGACTGTGACCGGACTCCCACTTCCATCTACCGGCAACGTGGCAAGCGCAACGAATGCTTTGCGCTTTTCGATTTCCCCACCTCTGGTCAGATGGGCATTCGTTAATGTGACGAGACTTCCAGGAACACTGGTGACGTTGGTTCGCCTGGTGTCAAGACCTGACTTGAAATCCTCTACAAGGATGTATGGCATCAGCTGCTGCTCTGGTTAGCAACAACCGGCGGCCCTTTAGGAAGGTATTGATTGAGCGGGATCTCACCTCCGATGATAAACATCTCGGATTTACTGCTACGCGCTTTCAATCTTGCATAATGGGCATTCGCTTGAGCCAGTTTATTCTGTGCGTCAGGCTGCTTCTGTCTGGCTAAGATTTCTGCGGCGGCATACAGAACAATCAACTGGTCATCCAAGTCAGCGGTATCGCTGTCTGAAATGAATGTTGATAGATTCTTGATCCCGTGGATCCGTATCTTTCCGGATCCGGTTGTGGTGTTGGTGTTGTTATTAGGAATGGGCCAAAGCTCGATCTGATTATTCTCGTAAGCATCATATCGATAAACAGGATAACTGCGGATGTCCTGGTCCGAATCATATTGATTGTATTCGCTGGCGCCTATCCCGTATTCAATTTTGTGCCATTGATCTCCCCATTTAAACTCAACACGTTCGATCCGCTCAAATACTACGTCAGACGGGACATCGTAATAGCGTTGCCCCGATGCAGTATTGATATCCCGGCGAACAGCTAAAAAAGGCCAGGAATAATCATTCCAAAGCCTTTTTTGAGTGCGTTGCAACGTGTTGATTAAAACATCGCGGGTCGCTTTTCCTAAACTGGCTTGCAGTGAATGACCAACTTCAGATCGAAGGTCTTCGATCAATACTGTCAGCTGTGTGCCTCTTGCCATTATTCTGCTGCTGCTTCAGGTTCCTCTTTTTTTGGGGCTGCGGCGGCTTTCTTTTTTGTCGCTTTTTTAGGCGGATCTGCAAAATATGAATCCGGGATTTTAGCTTCTGCAATTTTCATTGGCAGTTCGCCGTAAGGACCAAAAACTTCTGCTACCTTTGGAGCGCGATATGAATAATTTAAATAATCTCTTTCGGATACAGAATCACCAGGTTTTGTTCCTGTTTTTTCTATTTCTGTGACAGATACATCTCCATGCAGATATCGCAGCATCACTAATTCCGCGACACTACATCCATCTTTGTGAACTGTCATCCCGATATTACCTCCAAGGGCAACTGTGCATTTGTAAACATCCATAGCTATTTTTCGGTTATAGGCGGGGCCGAAGCCCCGCTATTTTGTCAGGAAATTTCGTAAACTCCGTGACAATTCAACTGCGAGGAACACATGACACAAGTGGTCGTGATTGCTCGGTACATCACATACTGTGTTGCGCTTCTAGCCGGTGAATGACGCTTCATTTTCTCGCCCTGCATATAGTGCATTTTCAGCTTGCTGGAATCGATAATGTAACA